TCACGCAGCCACCGGACCCGGATCGTCGCCGTCGCGGTATGTAATCGGCCGTTCGGCTGGCGACGGGTTCCGAGTTGTCGCGCTTGTCATAGAACGACGGTTCAGGTGGGCGGATCGGGCGGCGTTGCAGCTGCGGCACCGGACGACGAGGGGACCATCGGGGCGGCCACCGCGTGCCACCTCTTTGACGTGGTCGGCGGTGAGGTCGGCGGCCGGGTGGGCGGGTCGGCGCAGGTCTGGTAGGCCGGGGCACCAGTCGCCGAGCAGGCTGCGGTGGTCGGCGACGACGCGACGTCTGCGTTCTCGTTCGTGGTGGTCGTCGAGGTCGGGGCGTCGTGCCCGCTTGGCCCGGTCGGCTTGGCCTTGGCAGGCTGGGCATCGGGCCTTGCCTCGGACGGTGGTGCCGCAGCTGATGCAGGGGCGGGCGAGGGTGCGGTTCATCGTGGCCTGCGGCGCTTGCGCTCGCGCAGGTCCTTGGCGCACTTGGGGCAGCGGTCGCCTGGCCCGACGAACTGGTTTTTGCAGGCGCAGCAGCGGCCACCAAGGCCGCGGAAGAGGTTCTGTCTGGTCTTACGCACGGCGGAGGAGGGCGAGGAGGGTGGCCATGTTCTCGGCCCTGGCAGCCTGCTCCCGGACTCCGGCGATGCCGGCGCCGGTGTAGGCGGGGACTCGGACAACGGCGATGTGGTCCAGGGCCGCCCGGGTGCGGGTGACGCGCTGGCGGTCGGCTGACCAGCGCGACCCGCCGGGGACTTCGGCGAACCCGATGGACAGGCCGAGGGGTACTCCGTCGCGGGCGAGCTCCAGGACCTCGTCGCCGATCATGGTCTTGCTCACGTGCCACTCGCCCCATGCGGCATCGGCCCGCTCCTCGATGGTGAGGGTGACGCCGATGGGGAGGGTGCCGGCATCGCGGGGGTGGGTGGCGGTCAACGGGATGGTGGCCGGGTCGGCGTCGACCAGGGCGCCGCGCTGGAATGTTTCGGTGACGAGCCGGCCCCGGTCGGCCACTCGTGCTTCACGGCCCCAGGGGAGCAGAGGGCCGACCAGGGTGCGGCCGTCTCCCCCGTCCCGGACGGCGAGGGAGCTTGTGTGCTGGCGGACGTGGATCACGCGACGGCACCACCTTCGGGTTCGGGCTGGTTGTCGATGCCGGCGATGGGGGGGAGGTCTTCGAGGTCGCGCACTTCGGAGCGGAGTTTCCAGCCCGAGCGGATGGCGCTCTCATGGGCCTGGTAGCGGGTGAGGAGGTCGGTTCTGACCAGGGCCGCGGCGTTGAATTTGACGCTGGTGGTCGACGAGAGCAGGGCCGAGAGGGCCACCTCGAGGCGGACAAGCCAGGGCCGCAGGCCGAACGTCAGGAAGTCCAGCGCTCGCTGCTCCACATTGGCGTAGGTGAGGCTGCCCCCGCTGTCGGCGCCGATGAGTTCGGGCTGGACACCGAAGTAGCGGGCGATGGTGCGGATGTTCGCCTGGGTCGTCTCCAGGAACTGGGCTTCTTCGGGGGCGATCGTGACGGCCTGGAATTTGGCGCCGGAGCCGAGGACGGCGATGTCGCGGTTGCCCTGGTGGCGGGCTCTCCACCGTTCTTGCAGGGCCACGGCCCGGTCGGGCTTGATGTCTTGCTCGCTGGTGAGGACACCGGAGGGGATCGCGGACTCGCCGAAGAACTTGGCCGCCCATTTCTCGGCGGCGAGGCCGAGGCCGATGGCCTGGCGGGCGTGCTGGATCGGGGAGAGGCCCAGCACCTGGCCGGGGGCGGTGAACGCCTTGACGTGCCAGAGGCTGGCGGGGTCGATCTCTTGGCCGTCGATCCGCCAGATCACCCGGCCGTCGACCTGGACACCGACCCGTTCGGGGGCGAGCAGCTCCACCTGGGAGGGGAGGAGGCCGGCGCCGGCGCGGTCGACGATGAGGCCGTAGGCGTTGCCGCGGAGCAGCAGCGACTGGATGGCGGCGTAGGTGAAGTCGGGCAACGACCACCCGGCCGATGGTGTCCGCAGGATCGGCGGGAGGGTGGCCAGCGGGGTCTCGTCGCCGTCGCGGTAGGCGGCCAGGGGGAGGGTGCTGATGCTCCCGGCGATCAGGTTGACGCAGGCCCAGACGGCGCTGTGCTGCATGGCCGTGGAGGGGTTCACGGGGACGGCGGCGTAGGTGCTGGAGACCGGGATGTCCCCGATCTGGAACAGCGCCCGGTCGTGGCGCTGCTGCCACGGCCACCGCATGGCCTAGGTCCTTGGCCGGCGTCGCGGCTTGGGCTTGGCCTCGGTGTCCTCGGCCTCCTGGGCCTCTTCGATCTCGGCGGCGTGGGAGCCGCATTCGGGGCAGGCGTGCTCGTCGGCCGGGTAGGTGGCCGAGCAGCCGAGGCAACGCCGGACGGTGCTCATCGGATCAGGTCGTGTTGACGAAGGTCTTGACGGCGTTGGTGTCGATCAGGGCGCCGTCGAGGCGGATAATGCAGCGAAAGGCCACCAGGTCGTTCTGGACCTGAATTCGTCGCTGCGCTCGAACCGGATGCCGTTCACGATGCGAACGAAGTAGCGATCCATTGCCCCGAAGGCGATGCTCTCGGCGGTGTTCGCCATCGCCGGCATGAAGGGGTCCACGAACACCGGGTAGCCGAGGACGCTCCGGCGGTCGGTGAGGCCGTTCACCGGCTGGCCGCTGGTGTCCCGCAGCTTCCGCACGGTCACGTTGCTCGCGTTCCGCATGATGAACGCGGCGCTGTCGCTCTCGGCATACGGCTCGGCCACCGAACCCACCAAGTTCCACAAGGCGTCGGTGCCCTGGTTGGCGGTGCCCTGGGTGCCCAGGGTCGTGCCCGTGCCGGCCGGGCCGGTGACGCCCGTGCCCGCGTCCAGCAGCAGCCCCCGCGGCTCGGTCGTGCCGGCGCCGTTGATGAGGTCATCGCCGTACCCGGTCGCGCCCAGGCCCAAGCTCAGGGCGGCCTGCCGGGCCAAAAAGTCCAGCAAATTGGTGGGGGTGTCGTTCGCCAATTCCTGGCTGATTTCGAAGTAGTTGGCGTACTTGAACGCCTTCAGCGTCACCGTGCTCAGGGCCGGGTCGCTCTCGGTGATCGTTGCGCCCTCGGCGGTGATCGCGCTGGTGACGAATCCGGTGGAGCGGGGCACGACCAGGTCCTCGCCGGTTTCGGTCGTCACGACGGTGGCGCCGGCCCGCATGAGGCTGGACGTTTCCACCAGGTGCTGGACGATCCGCCCGTACACGTCCACGCCGAGGGCCTGGGTGGCGGTCGACTTGAGGGTGTCGCGGGTGTGGAGCCGAACCCGGCCGGCGCGGCCGTAGACGGGCTCGGGCACGTCGTCGGGCCACTCGTCGGCGAGCTGGCTGGCGTACACCTCAATCGGCTGGGGGTTCTTCGCGAAGATCGCCGAGCGGAACGCCTTCGCCGTCTCGGCGGCCTCCCGGGTCAGGGTCGACCCCTGGCGGCCTCGGGTGGCCATGGCCCGGACCTCGGCCAGTTGGCGGTCGCGCTCGGTCTCCATGGCGTCGCCGGCCTCGCGCTCGGCCACGACCTGGGCCTGGTAGGCGCTCAGCTCGTCCGGGCTAGGGTCGCGGCCCTCGCCGGCGGCACGGGTCAGGATCTCATCGGCGGCGGTGCGGGCCTCGCCGCGTCGCTCCCGAAGCTGGTCGAGAAGGTTCGGCACGGCGGCACCTCGAGCATTTCCCACCTAGGCAGTAAAGATGGTGGGAATGATAACCGATACCAGGCGCTCTAGTTGCGTTCGGGGTGGCGGCGACCGGGCGGGTAGTGCGCCCGGCTGTGCTAGCGTCCTGGGCTGCTCCCCACCTTGCACCCGGACCCCTGCCGCGCGAGAGGATCGTGATGCCCGAGCTCGACTACGCCCTGCTGTGCGACTACGTCCGGGCGGAGGGCGGGGTCGCCCACGTGATCGCGGCTGGGATCGACACCATCCACCGCCCTGAGGTCCCCAGCGTCGCCAACCTCGGGTTGCTCGCCCGCATCGTCATCGCCGACGACGAGATCAACGAGCCCCACCAAGTCGAGGTGCGGCTGCGCGATCAGGAGGGAGAGCAGGTCGCCCAGCTCAACCTGATCGCCGCTCCGTACTCGATCGAGGGCATCCCGGAAGGCTGGCCGAGCGGCGCGCTCCTGGCGATCAACTTCGGAGTACCGCTGCCCAGCCATGGGGCCTACACGCTCACGATTCTTCTGGACGGCACGCCTGCGAAGACAATCAATCTGAGGGTTATCCCACCCGAAGACACTGATAGGCCGGCTGGGTAGGGCAGCCTGGTGGGGCTTACGTACTCGAACCACGCCCGTCAGCGGATGCGCCGGAGAGTGTTCACAGAGGATGATGTCGAGCGGGCGCTCGCTCGGCCGGTCGGCGACCGCCCTGGCGAGCCGGGGACGATCTGGATCCACGGGGTCACGACCGGTGGGCGAATCCTGTCGGTCTGTGTGAAACTGAACGACAGGCGGTACGTCGTGACTGCGGCGTGGCGGGACTAGGGAGTCGCCATGAAGGTCGAGTACGACCAGCAGGCGGACGCGCTGTACATCGAACTGAATGGAGCCGCCGAGGTCACCCGAACGGTCGAGATCGACCCGGGGACGCTCGTCGACCTCGACGCCGATGGCAGGTTGCTCGGGGTGGAGGTCATCCGCCCGGCTCGCCCGTGGCCGCTCGACGAGATCCTGAGCCAGTTCCCCGCCGACCACGGCGATACGCGCTTGCTGCGCCTGCTGGAGCGCGCTGCCGGCGGTGCTGGGACGTTCGCCTACGCCGAGCCGGTCCAGCTCGTCAGCACCTAGGCGCCCCGGCGCGTTCGGCGGCGGCCTCGGACGGTGACGGTGAACTCGGCGGTGGTGGCGGTCACGACGCCGACTCCCGACTGGCCAGCCACTCATGCACCCGGCGCACGTTGGGCAGCACTCTGCCATCCGACAACGTGATGGTGGCGCCGACGTACTCGGTCCCGGGGTCAAAGACGGCACCCGGGTCGAGCCGGAGGATTCGGCTGACGACGTCGGCCGCGGCCGGCCCGCCCGCAACGCCGCCGGCCGCGTCAGCGGCCGAGCCGGCGGCGTTGCGCCCTTGCACCTTCCTTGCTTCTAAAGAACCTTGCTTTAAAACCTTAGGGGCCGTTTCCGCTGGTAGAAGCAATTGAGAGTAGCCACTCTCATTCCCCAATGTCGCCACTAGCTCGGCCCGGTTGGACACAGTGTCGCCACTAGCTCCAAGCAATGTCGCCACTAGCTCGTCGTGCGCTCCGTCTACTGGCGACACCAT